CCATCAGTTCTACGGTGCCACCGAACCGACCGACTTCCGAACTGACCCCGAGGGGTGGGCGATGCTGCATCGGTGGCGCGAGGCGCTGGCGGCGTTGCAGTCCGCCCCCGACGCGGCCCTGCCGATGCCTCCGGCCGCGTGATGCCTCTTGGACATCACCCCGAACGAGGCGGCCGTCGTGGAGCTTCTGCGGAGCATGGGCTCCGAGCCGCTGCACCTGGCCTTTACGTCCACCGGTCACGGCGTGTCCTTCACGCTGGTGGCGCCGGGGTTGGCGCCCGTCGCGGGGTGGGGTCCGACCTTCGAGGGCGCCTTCGGGAACACCTACGGGGTGCCGGAGCCCGAGCCTCAGCCGGCGCCATCGCGGCTTCAGGTCGTCGGCGGGACGGACAGGCGGCTGACATGATCTCGGCCTTGATCACCTTTTCGCGTCGACCGGCAGTTCGGCGCGGACCCCAGCCGGCGGTGGGCAACACCGGCAGCGGGCGCCCGGGTCCTTCCCTGGGCCGAACCCGCTCCCGTCGCTCCCTTTCCGAGGTCGAGCGGCGGGGTTCCCTTTCTACGTCATGGTATCCTGATGCGCCTCGCGCCCCTCGCGATCCTCGCCCTCACCGCTGCCGCCGCGGTCGCCCTGTCGAGTGCATCTCGGCACCTTCCGCCCGGCGCTGTCATCGTCAACCACGTCCCGCCGGACGCTTGTGGGGCCTTCTATGGGTTCGGCCCCTGTCGCGAGCATGGCCAAACCGTCGTCGGCTCTACCGATGCCGTAGCAGGCCCGCCGCCGGCCTCGTGGCACGGAGCTACCCGATGACAGCCCCGAACCCGTCCCGCCCGTCCACGGGCTCCACAGCGACCGCGCGCGCCTTCGGCGACCGGCTCGACCTCGCGCGGCAAGCCGACGCGATGATCGCCCGCCCCATCCCGATCCGAACGGTTCCGCGCGCTGCGCTGGAGGCGCTGGTGGCGAGGCTGACAGCACAAGGATTCCATCATGTCTGAGAAAAGGCGAGCCTCCACGGCCGAAGGTATCCTCGCCGACATGAAGCCCGTTCCGCACGAGCCCGGGAAGCCGGCCGACGCGGTCGACCTTTACGCCAAGGTCGTCACGGATCTCGCGGCACTTCGCGCGAACGGCCGCATTCCGGTCGCTCTCGGCCTCTTGGTCGAGTTGCCCGGACTCCCGGCGGCCGGGCAGCGCGGATCAAACTGCACGATCAACGTCCCCTTCGCTACGGCCGAAGCTGATCCGGGACTACTCGGCGCCGCCGTTCGAGCCCTCACAAGGAACTCCAACAATGACTGATTTCAAAATCGCTGGTGATGAATACCAGACCATTCAGATGCCTCCGAAAATCCAAATGCGAGTGCTTCGGCGCCTCGCCCGCATCGCGCCGGCCCTGAAGGGTGCCAACGGCTTGACGGATCAGATCAAGGGTGGCGCGAAGCTCAACTTTGAGCAGATGGCCGATTTGCTTGCCCCTGTCATCACGGCCTTTGCCGACATGAGCGACGACGATGTCGAATTCATCATCGACACCGCGCTGGATCACGCACGCCATCGTCCCACGGGTGATGCCGGCGCCGGAGGCCGTTGGTTTAAAGTGAGAGACAACGGAAGCGTGATGAACCGTCTCAACTCGGAACTGAATAGGTCGCTCGTCATCACCTATTACGTTTTGCAGGACAACTTTTCGACGGTCTTCAACTCCTTTAATCCGGCGGCGGAGGCCTCCGAGGCCTAATGCTATTCGCGGTCGGCTCCACCTCCTACCGGACAGAACGGCTGAACGCCCGAGCGGCGTTCATGCTGCTGTCGCGCCTAACCCCGCTTCTGCCGGCTTTGGACGGAATAGGCCGCGCTTTGAGCCGCCGCGGACACACGAGCTTGGTAGAGGCGATCTCCATTATAGGCCCGCTGTCGGACGCCCCCGAGGAAGACCTAGAGATCATCATCGACGCCTGCCTGATCGCTTGCGAGGTGAACTCCGCAGGAGAGTGGACGCCAGCAATAGACATCGTAGACGCACTCGATCTCGGTAGTACCCTCGAAATCGTCGCCCATATCATCGCCTTCAACTACCAGCCGATGTTTTCGCGGAAGCGCGTTGATCGAAGCTGGTACGGCGTCGGCAGGCGGGTCAACTTCAAGGTCGAGAAAATGCCGGACGATCTTGATTGGCTTTTGCGCCCCGTCCTGCGCGGCTTGTGCAAATACGAGTCATTGAAGGATGGGACGCTGTTCATTGAGGACATCGCTGAGATGAACGATGCGCTCGACGTCGCCGATGAAAATCAACACAGGGCGCAGCAAGCGGCGGAAAAGGATATGGGCTGATATGGACGTCAGAGAGCTTTACGCGGACGATGAGGAAGCTCTGCGATCGGCGGTGGCTGGCATCCTGAAGCACCATCAGACGGCGTTCATCAGCATCCTTTCGCAGGATAGCGATGGCCATACGGCCACGACCATGCCAGCGGTGAAAAGGCGCGACGTCGACCAAACCGGCAAGGTAACGTTCAACGATCACCCGCTCGTGCCGGACCAAGTCCTCCATTTTATCGGTGGTGGTGGCGTCACCCTCACTACCGCGTTGAAGGCTGGCGACGAGGTGCTGTCCGTCGTGGCGTCTCGCCCCTATGGGGGGTGGAAGCAACAGGGCGGCACGGCAAGCCCCGAGGCGCCGCGGGTGCAAAGCATGTCCGACGCCGTGGCCCTGTCGGGTGTCCGCTCCGACCCGCGGAAGTTGCAGCAGGTTTCGACCTCGACGGCGCAACTGCGGTCGGACGACGGCCACCATACCGTCGATCACGATCCGGCCGGCGGCACGACGATCAAGAGCGTCGACCCCTCCACACCCCCTGCCAGCGCCAACTTCAGCCCATTTGCCAGCGCCACCAAATACCTGTCGCACATCGTCCAGGGCGCGAAAGGCCTCATCGGTTCCGCTGTGGATGGGGCGGTCAGCCACACTCACGGCGTTGACCACGGCCAGGGCGCGTGGATGTCCGCCTTCACCTCGGCCGGCTCCAACTTCGTCCGAGCGCATCCCGTGCTGGGTTCGATCCTGTCGGCCCTGGACGGCAAACACAGTGTCACCGCTGGCCTCGGCGGCGTCGCCATCCAATCCGCCACGTCTATCAGCCTCGCATGCCCGCCTGGGGGCCTTGGCCTACCGTCCGGTAGCATCACCAGTGGCTCGATGGCGCCAGGCGCGGCTTCATCCAACGTAGGGGCCCTAGCGGGCGATTTGAGCGGCACTCTGCCGAACCCCCAGGTCATTGGCATCCTGCACGTCACGGGCGCCGACAAGCTTCCTAGGGCTGGCAGCGATGCTGCGGCAGCGGCGCTGATACCCCCGGTCGGGATCGGGTGCCCCTACCTCAACACGACGTCGATGTCCGGCGTGTCCCTCCTCTGCATCAGGACGGTTTGAGCATGTCCGCGCTCTACGATCGTCGCATCGACCTCACAGTGTCGGGCCTCAACATCACGCCTTCCGGCCTCGCGGCCAATAGCCTTCGGGTGCGCTTCGCCATCCAATCCCACAGCGTGCAAAGTCCCAACGCTTGTCAGATCATAGTGACAAACATGAGCGATGCCGATGCGAAGCGCCTGCTCAATGAATACGGGCCCGTCAGTCTATCGGTCGGCTATGTCGGCGGAGTCTATGGGCAAATTTTCAAGGGCACAGTTACCCAAGTCATTCATGGCGAGCGCGAGCGCGGGACCGATAAGCTGACGCGCATCTATTGCTACGACGGCGACGCGGCTCACAACTTTGCGACCGTGTCGAGCACGCTGGCGGCCGGGTGGTCTCCGAAGGATGCCCTTGATACCTTGGTCAAGGCGATGGTGCCCTATGGCATCGACCCCACACCCCAGGCGCTCGGCGTCGACCTGTCGCAACCGAAGGGACTCCGCGCGTTGGTGCTGTCGGGCGCCGTCAAGGATCACCTCCGCGACCTCGGATCGCTGGTGAACGCTCAGCCGTCCATTCAAAGCGGCAAGGTGACGTTGGCGGCCAACGGAGCAAGTAACTCAAACGGTACAATTCTGGTCGACAGCGCACACGGAATGCAGGGGCAGCCCCGCCAGACGAGCAGCGGAATTTATGTCACCACCCTCATAAATCCGCAGATTCAGATTTATAGCAACATCACGGTTGATCAATCGGCAATCATCAAAGCGCAGCAGGACAGCAATCCCCTGTCTAAGACGGGCGCAACGTCGAATGCTTTGCTTGATACGCAGGGTTTAGGAGACGGAACGTATGTCATTCTACACCAAGAGTACGAAGGCGACACGCGCGGAAATCCGTGGTATCAATATAACACTTGCATAGGCTCCACAACGGGGAAGCTGTCGAGGTCTCAAGCCGATTATCTCGGCCCGTCCTGAAAGGGTAGAAGCGATGTCCGATGGTGTCCTGAAAGAACTGCTAGTCGCGATCCTGACGAAGTTCGACGAGTCGTCGAACAAGCAGGCGCTCGACGCGGTCGACAAATCTCAAGCCACCATCACAGAGCGTGAGAAGAAGGGCCAAGCGGAGCGCGCGAAGAACCTCACGGCGTCGCTTGCCGTCGCGTCCAGGAACGTCACCGCTTTCACGAAAACGATTATCCAGGCCGGCGAAAAGGTGTCTCTTGGCCTCGTCACCATCGCTGGTGCCGTCGAGGGCGCAGCGGTCGCGGGCACCTTCGCGCTCGCGAAGCTGTCGAAGGAGATGAGCCAAGCCTACTACTCCGGGCAGAAGCTTGGCTCGGCCGTCAAGGATATGGATGCCTTCCGCTACGCGTCGGAACAGGCCGGCAGTTCGGCCGCGAAGGCCCAGGCCGGCTTGGAGGAGTTGGGCAACCTCCGAAATACGAACCCCGCCGCCTACGTCGGGCTCCTCCAGCGTTTGGGCGTCGCTGCCCGCGATGCGGCTGGCAACCTCCGCGCGCCTGCCCAGGCCGCCATGGACCTCGGCCCCGCGCTCGCGAAGCTCCCTCGCCAGATGCAATTGCTGTTCGGCAATCAGCTCGGGATGGACAACGACCAAACCCTAGCCATGACGCGGCCGGCGTTCCTTGCGCAGCTTGAGCAATACAAGCAGATGCAAAGCAAAATCGGCTTCGATCCCGATAAGGCTGCAGCCGATGGCGCCAAGTTTCAGCAGATTTGGACCAAGATGTGGTCCGCTGTCGACATCGTGTCGAAGAAAGTCCAATCGGCATTCTTCAACCAAGTCGGAGGAAGCGTTGACCACGTCACCGATTGGCTGGTGAAAAATTCCGGCCGCATCTCTGATCTTGCGATTAAGGTTGGGGACTATGCCCTGCATCTCGCTACGTCGATCGTCGACCTGACGGCGAACTTCGACAAGCTCAGCCCGACGACACAGCGCTTCGTCGAGATCCTGGCGGGCGTTGCGGCGGGGTTCCTTGCCCTTCAGGCCGGACCCATCGGCGCCATCATGGCCTTGGCGGCGGCCCTGACGTTCCTGTGGGACGACTACGAAAAATACAAGCAGGGCCTCCCGTCCATCGTGGATTGGGAGAAGTGGGAGCCGAAAATCAAGGCCGCGATCGAAGGCCTGGACAATCTGTGGCACAAGTTCGACGACCTGTCCGTCAAGATCACGGGCCAGGGTGGGCTGCAGGTCGCTATGGAGGCCTTCGCAGTCTTCATGGCGACGACGTGGGTGACGAAGCTTGTCGGCGCCTTCGCGACCGTGTCGAAGGCGTGGGCGCCTCTCGCCGCGCTGTTGACGGCCGCGGGGTATCTCGCGAACAACACCGGATCGAATGTCGATCCTTGGGCAGATCAGACCACGGGGGAAACTGCCCTCCGCGCCGCCGACCCCGGCATCGCCGATCGTGTTTATGGAAAGCGTGGCGAGCAATTGCCCCATGGACCGCATCACGGTCCCGGTACGCATGCGCAGCCTCACGACACGCGTAACCTGTGGCAGCGGACCATGCCGAAGGCGCTCGGAGGGAAAGACGCGCCGACCGCTGGTAATGCGGATGCCCCCTATGTGCCGACTGGCCCCGTACCTGGCGCCAGCGGTTACGGCACCACGAACGCTTATTGGAAGGGGCCGCTAGACGGCAAGGGAGAGGGCGGATACCTCGGCCCTCGCGAGATGTTTGATTATCTGAAAAAGAATGGGGCGACAGACAACGAAGCTCTTATGCTCACGGGAGCGGCATCAAGCGAGTCCAGCTTCAATCCGAATGCGAAACACGATCCAAAGAACGGTGTGTTTACAGGACATGGTCTGTTCGGTCACAACGATGGTCGGCTGGATATGCGCGGCCGCAACTGGCAAGAGCAATCCTTGATGGCCTTAAATGAGCTTCGTAACAGGAGTATCAAAGGTGTTGGTAATTTAGGAAACGCTCTTGCTCGCGCTAAAACTCCAGAGGAAATAACCGATGTGCAAATGCACTATGAAGCCCCTCGGGGATACCAAACCAAAAATCCGCGGGCGGGGGACAACTATACTGGCCGACTGAACTCGATTCGTCGGTTTTCAGCGATGGCGGGAAAAGCGCCAAGCGTCTCACCACCCCCAGCGTCTATTTCGGCACCCATCGGCGATCAAGCTGCCCTCGACGCTCAGCGCCGCATCGTCGAAGGCAAGGCGAGGGCGGGAGATGCTGCGATGCTTTCCGAGTATCGCCGGCAGCAGAACACGCCGACCCCGAAAAGGGACACCTCGTGGCATCAGTCCCCGCTACAAGCCACACAGGGCGGCGGCAGGAACTCCCTGACGGACCTCTATGACGCCGGCTGGGCTAAGCATGCCGAAGGTGCGCTCACACTCCGCAATCCTCCCGGGGTGTCTGCAGCTTCGATGTACCACGCTTATGACAACAGCAAGACCACGACGGTTTCGCCAACCGTCAATCAAAGTGTGACCATCAACGGTGTGCAAGATCCCCACGCGATCGGAAAGCACCTCCAGCACCATGCCAAGCGCGGCGTGCAGGATACGCTTCGCAATATGCAGGGGCCGAGCACCTAATGGCGACCGTCAAAAGCGACAACTCGGGTCCGATCTTCAAGGCGATCCGAGAGGCCTTGAAGCTGGAGGTTCTGGTGGGCATCCCCGACACCGCGGCCGAGCGAAAGCCCGAGCCTGGGCAGAAAGGGACGCCCCCCTCGAATGCCGTGATTGGCTATCTGATGGAGTATGGCGACGCCCAAATGAACCTTCCGGCTCGCCCCTTCCTTCTGCCGGGTGTGCAGTCGATGCAGGGAACCGTGCCGGCGACCCTCGCCAAAGGCATTGAGGGAGTGTTCCTCGGCAAGGCGGACGCTTACAAGAAGGCGCTTGATCAAGTCGGCCTCGCCGCTCAGGTCGCCGTGAAAGCCAAGATGATCGATGGCGGTTTCGCGCCGCTCAGCGACCGCACTATCGAAGCCCACGCCCGACGCAAAAACGCCGACACTGGAAAACTGAAACAGGACGGCCGTAGCAGGGACGCTCGATCTTTCCTCAAGCTTCGGGCCGAGGGCGTCCCTGACGAAGTGCTGCACGATGCCGATCTCGCGAAGCCCTTGCTCGACACCTTCAGCCTCTACACATCGATTCAGTATGTCATCCGCGACAAGAGAGACCGCACATGAGCACGCCGCTTTTGCCCGGCTTTGGCCCGAACTCGCTGATTGGCGACATTGCTGGGCCTTATGTTTTGATTTCTGCACCGAGTCGCTACATCGACACCGTATATCCCGACATCGTCGTGGAGGAGCGCCACACCGATAGGTTGGAAGTGACGCAGCATCCAATTCAAACGGGAGCGGTGATAACCGACCACAGCTTTGCGCCGCCGGCGATGTTGACAATGCGCTGCGGGTTCTCGGACTGCACGGCTCGCTATACCGGCTACGTCATTCAGATTTACGATAGCTTCCTTGCGCTGCAAGCCACGCGACAGCCCTTTTCCGTATCCACAGGCAAAAGACTATACGATAATATGCTTATCACCTCGATGGAGGTCACAACCGACCAATATAACGAGACTTCGCTTTCGATTGTGATCAACCTTCAGCAGGTTACGTTAGCTGCGGCAGGAACAGGAGCGGACGCTAACAGCTTTTCGAATTCCGCCTTTCCACAGCAAACCGGACCCACATTAAACATGGGGCAGGTAAGCCCGATTCCTTATTCTGGCCCACTGCCTTTCGGCAGGTAGTTTTGTCAGCTTAGGATGTAGCGCGTTTATTGCCCCGCAAGAGCGCGGTGGCAGTCGCCGCGTAGGTCGACATCCTGCCGCCTCCACGCAAACTCGTGGACGCGATAGACCCATTCCTGTCCATCCGAGTCACGCTCAATGCCGGCGACTTCGGCGTCGTTAGGGCCGGGGTCATGGCTCCCGTGTGAAGTGTCGGCAGGTGTCGGCACGGTGGTGTCTAGGCCGTAGGGGATGGCCCCCTGATGCGCT